ACGAATAAAAAGGCGACTGAAAAGAAAATCAAAGAAGTACAAGCGAATACTGCGCCTGCAAATTCGAAGATCGAAGATACGAATAAAAAGGCGACCGAAAAGAAAATCAAAGAAGTACAAGCGAATACCGCACCTGCAAACTCGAAAATTTCCGAAACCGATAAAAAGGCGATGGAGAAGAAAACGAAAGATATCAAGGCGAATACGTCGGACGCTGACGGCAAGATCAACGACCTCGATCGAAAGGCTAGTGCGCCAAAAACGAAAAGGATTTCGCTAGAGTGGCTAGGGAATTTAAACCCGTTAAAGTACTTCCATAGCGGCGGTACGGTCGGATCATCACCTTCGAACAGATCTACACGACCGAAATATCACAACGGCGGTAATCCTCGCGGACTAGTCGGAAGAGGCGCGAAGTTCGACGAGGTGGACGCAAGATTATTAAAAAATGAAATGGTTCTAACACAAGCGCAGCAGGCGAATTTATTTAACTTTATTCGTACTGCAAATCGACCGACTACGGCGGCGACATACTCGCAAGGAAAAGGCGGGCAGGGCGGCAGCAGCGATCGTCGTGTAACGAATAACTTCCAAATCGCGGAACTACATGTGCGCGAAGAGGCGGACGTAACTAGGGTCGCAGAGGAATTAAAGCGCATGGAAAGAGCAAAAGAAAGATCTAGGGGGCGATAGAATGGCATTCATATATAGAGGACAACACGCAAGTAGATACATGCTCGTAAATTCCATCGATCGTGATCTACTACCGCAAAAAACTGCGAATCTACTAAAGGCGTCGGGTAAAATCGGCGCTTACGATTTCGGATCAGAAACGGACGTTATGCGATATAACATTGTCGCTACGGTATCGGCTGATACGGAACTAGAAAGAGAAACGAAACTAGATGATATTCGTCGTTGGTTAAACAAGCCTGACGGCGAACTTATCTTCGATTTTAAGAATCACGTAAGCTATACGGCAAAGCTAGACGGTCAAACGCCTATAACGCCGATCGGGACAAGCTGCATGATCGGGTTTACGTTGTTATGTTCCGATCCTGTAGGCGATGGACTAGAGAAAGAGTACGAAATCAAACACGGCAATATGAAAGCCGAAGTCGTGAACGATGGGACTGCCGAAGCATACCCGAACGTAAAAGTCACGTTTACCGAAGACACGCCGACGATCTCGATTATCGGCAAGGATTACGCGGTAACTGCGGGACAAGCGCCCGACTATAACAAAAAGACAGTTCCGTACGAAGAGCGCGTCTTATACGACGAGCTGATCGATGTACGACAATGGACGAAAGCGAGCGACATCTATAACGGCATTGTATACGGCGAATTCGAAAGTAACGGCTATCTATTCCATCAAAAAGGATGGGACTACGGCGGAAGCGCGGAGAAACCCGAAGATCGCTTTAATGGGTGGCACGGCGCATCGATGTATCGAAACATTCCTGAGCCTATCGATAATTTTATGGTCGAGCTGCATTCTACATTTAGATCGTGGGATCGTCAGGATATGGGAAGAGTCGGATTCTACCTACTAGATCAGAACGGGCGAAAGTTCGGTAATGCGCATCTTAACGATGTTACGTGGATGAAAACGCAGCAGATTGCGACGGTTAAATTCGGCGACGATAATAACGGAATCGGAATGGTTTACGATCGCGGCGGCTTCGATGGTGTATGGAGCGGTTGGAATAACGGCATTATTCGATTCGGACGAAAAGAGCGTAAGGGTTATGTAACATGGTTTACATATTTTGCGATCATCGACGATAAGACGGGGCGTTATCATACTGAACTATATCGAGAGTATGCGGATTATACAGGGCGATACCTCAACAAACTGGCAGGCGTACAGATCGAAACTTCTGCGCTAGGTAACGGCGATAAGCGTTACTACATGACGTTAAATCACGTTAACGTATTCAAATATAACGAGACGCAGCGCGAAGAGGTTAACGATATGGCTTTCAAGCGAGGCGATACGCTAGAGGTCGATATGGGATCGGCTGCAATCTATAAAAACGGAATTCTAGCGAATGAGCTACTAGATCCGTCTAGTGATTTCTTTAGTATTCCGACGGGACGATCAGAACTAGCAATCTTCCCACCTTCTGCGGGAGAAACAAGCATCAAATTCACAAATCGATATATTTAACACAAATGCGCGAGTCTGTCAAATTACGATAGGCTCGCGTTTATGTACGTGTAGGGATATTCCTGCGGAAAGGCGGTTATAGAATGAGTACCGACATTAATAACATGATTATCGTAACAGATCCATACGGTAGACAAAAAACAATATTAACGAATCACCTACCGAAAACACCGAGATTTTTCGAGGACGGACACCTCGAACAACTAGACGGACTACTAACATATGAGTTTAGTACGTTGGCGAGCGATCCTGCTACCGTGCACTTAATCGCAGGTAACAACGTGATCGTACGAAACAAAGATCGTAAGTTAATGCTATTTACGATTATCAGAACGAGAGAAGAGCGAAGAGACGGAAAGTACGTACGTCGCGTATTCGCAGAAAACGCAGCCGTAGACGATTTATACAATCACGTAGTAGACGGCGAAGCACTAGTCGCGGTTTCTGTAAAAGACGCAGCTACTAAGATCCTAGCGGGTAGCGGTTGGCAACTTGGGATCGTAGATTATGCGGGATTACAAAACGTTAACCTTAACGAATACCCGACGGCACTAGCTGCGCTGCATCAGATCCGCGAGCAGTTCGGTCTAGAGATGGAATTTACAGTCTCGTTTATGGGCGCAAAAGTACACGATCGTTACGTACATCTAGTTAAGAAGCGCGGCATTAATACAGGCAAACGATTCACGTACGGAAAGGATCTAACAGGCGTAACGCGCGAAGTAGATCGATCCGATATCGCTACGGCTATTATTCCAATCGGTAAGGCTGACGCAAACGGAAAGCGCCTTACTATCGAAGCCTTCGAGAACATCCACGACGGCTATGTATCACCTAAAGGGCAGAAGTGGGTAGGCGACGATCAGGCATTGCAGCTATACGGAAAAGGCGGAAAGCATCTATTCAAACGATTAGATCTTAGTAGCGTAGAAAACGAGTATGAGTTAATGAAAGCAGCAGTCGAAGAACTGAAACGCGTTAAGCAGCCGCGAGCAACTTACGAAATTTCATGTTTATTACTGGAATCGTTAACGGGATATGAGCACGAAAAGGTACGACTAGGTGATACGATCCTAGTTAAAGATACGATGTTCGATCCTGTCCTAGCGGTGCAAGCTCGTGTAATCGCAATCTATCGATCTTATACAGATCCGTCGAAAGATCACGTAACACTAGGCGAATTCGTGCCGCTTGTTATCGATAAGAATAAGCAGATCGAAGCGATTCAAGAAACTATTAATCAGAATATATCGAAGTGGGAACAAGGTGGGGAAGTAGTTCTTAAAAGCCCGAATGAGCCTGTAAAGAGTAAACGTACACCCAATATGTTATGGCTAGATCTATCGGCGAAACCTAACGTTATGCGTCGTTGGGATGCTGAGAATGACCGTTGGGTAAATGCATCGGCAACTACTGCGGAAGAGATCGGAGCAGAAACGCCCGAAGGTGCGCAGGATAAGGCGAACAAAGCCGAAGAAACTGCAATCGCAGAAGCAGCGGAAGACGCAGCGGTCAAAGCGAAGAAGGCAGAAGATAAGGCGATCGAAGTAGCCGAAGAAATGGACGAAGAAATTAAGATCGAATTAAAGTCATACGTCGAAGGTGTAACGGAAGAAGTCGAAGCAGCGGTCAAAGAACATGCGGATCAAGTTGCGAAAGACGCCGAACTTAATGCGAAGCTATTCGCCGAAGGATATGCGGAAAAAGAATGGCACTACGGCGATACGCCGCCCGAAGATCTAGCGCAGATATGGTTCGATATGTCTAGCAATCCGAATAAGATCCGTAAATACAATCCGAATACAAAAGAGTGGGAAGCAGCTTCGCCAACGTCACCGAAAGATATTGGCGCAGCAGATCCGACGGAGGTTATCGAAGAAGCGAACAAAGCACGAGACGCAGCGATCAAAGAGGCGAAGGCAGAAGCGAACAAGGCGAAAGACGCAGCGATCACGGAAGCGAAGAAGCTAGACGAATCAATCTTAACAGAGTCGAAGCGAATTGCAAAAGAAGCCGAAGACGCAGCGAATAAACATACAAACAATGTAACGAAAGAGGTCGAAGAAGCGCTTAAAAAGGATTCGCAAGAAAAGGCGGACGAGGCTAAGCAGGGCGCAATCAGCGACGCAGATAAGAAGATATTAGAAGCACGAAAGGAAGCCGCGACGGATGCGCAGAACAAAGCGAACGAGGCGCAAAAGAAAGCCGAAGAGAATGCGGATAAAAACGTTACAAATAAGATCGCCGAAATGTCGGTATCTACTCGTAACTTATTAATAGGAACGAAGGGCGTTTCGATTACGGCGACGAACAACGGGGGGAATATAACAAGTCGTGGTTTTACGTTCCGAGACTACCCGAATGCGAAATTAGACGTACAGGGCGAAAAGTTAATTCTATCGTTCGTGGCTACGGGCAAAGTCGAAGAGTGGGGCAAAACAAATCCGTGGATCGGTATGGAAGTATCGGTCTATTATATGGACGGTGATAAAGTATGGCTTCCTGTACGATTCGATTCAGCGGGCGGAAACGGCGGAACTCGACTAGAGTTAGGAAAACAATATAATCGCGAAGTCGTTACGCACGTAATTACGGTAAAAGATAAGCCGATACAAGATATCATGTGTCAAACGTTAATTCGTGATATGGCGAAAGGTACGATGAAACTCGAAGAATTTAAAGTCGGTATCGGAACGATGTACACGGGATACGACGTACCACTAGAAGAACTAGATACAGAGTTCGCAGAAACAAAGAAGCACGCAGATACGAAAGCAAAAGAGGCACAAGAAGCCGCAACAAAGCGGGCGAATGAAGTTAAGACCGAAGTAGAAAACTTCGCAAAAGATGCGGGGAATATTACGCAAGGTACACTCGCAGCGCAGCGATTACACGGCGTAACGATCAGCGGTAAAAGTGCAAAGATCGTCGATATCGATGCGGGTAACATTAACGTAGGTACACTCGATGCAGCACGATTAAAAGCGGGGTCAATTAACGCGGAACTATTAGAGTTCGGCGGACGTCTACGCAATGTCGCAGGTAATGCGAAAACTGAATATAGCAGCGGCGATTTAATCGCGAACGGAATGACGGGGATCGACAACGTAAATGTACCGCGATGGATGGTAAAACAATTCCCCGCTACCGCTACGATAGATCTAGGTACGATAATAGGCGAAGTATGTAGAATCGGATTTACTACGTATTACACGACGGATGCGCGATATATCCCGAAGAGTTTCAAAATCGAAACATCGATAAATGGTACAACATGGGACGGCGTAGCGGATATAACAAACAATACGACGGGAGATCCGAAATCATATACGTTCGGAGGTCGTCAAGTTCGTTACATTCGAATGATCGTACGCGAGCCGCAAGCAGGACAAACGGCATGTAATATCGCAAACTTCGAAGCATTGGCAACGCAAGGTGGGTCGATACTTACGGGCGATTCCATCGTAACGGGTCGAATCGATGCTACGAAAGTAAACGTCGATAACCTTAATGCAGGCAACATCAAATCGGGGACGGTACATGCAGATCGTATCGGAGCAAATTCGATTACGGCACAAAAGATCGCAGCGGGCGCAGTCACGACGGAAAACCTACATGTACTAGCGAAAAGTCTCGTCGCTAACACTTCGTTAACTGGAAACGATTCTACGGGGTGGAACATCGGAAAGCATACAACCTCTACGGTCGGACTTCGTGCCTCTACGAATATGGGCGACGTTCTCGTACATGGTTTTACTACTGCGGAACATGAGCAGCCTACGACATATCAGTCGGTGAAATTCGAAGTAGATCCAAACCAAACATACAAATTTAGTATCGGAATGTTTCTAGATAAGAATACACGTAATTCTAGTCAATATTTCGGGCTACATGCATTCGATAAAAACGGAAAAGAACTTCCGATGCAGCCGCTAAATCCGACTACGGGCGCATTATCGGGCGATCCTCGTACGAATCCGTATTTCTGGTCGGGTAAAGAGGTATCGGGATCATGGCGCTTTATGGAGGGTTACGCAGTATCAGCGCAAGCGGACGCAAACGAAGCGCCGCAGGGACGTAATATACAAGCATCATATCGAATGCACCCTGCTACAAAAACGCTAATGATGCGATTCTATTCGGGATATTATCCGACGGTTAAAAATGCAGCGATGGAAGTATTATGGTGGTCGCCTTCGGTAACTGCGGTCGATAGCGGTACGATCATTGCTGATCGAATTACTGCGGGTGTTATCGATGCGAATAAAGTTCGTGTTACGAATCTAAGGGCGGGCGATATCGTATCAGGTACAATGACGGCGGATCGTATAAACGGCGGAACTATCAACGCAGCGAATACGAATATCATCAACTTAAAAGCGGGTAACATCGTATCGGGTACGTTAGATGCGGCGAAAGTTAGCGTTATTAATCTAGATGCGAGCAAGATCACGACGGGAATGTTAAACGTAGGCGGCACGCAGATCGCAAAAGGAACGGACTTTATGCGCAAAGACTGGAAGCCGCTACGCGCTAGCATAGCAAATTCTATAAACGAAAACTATCTGATTACAGGCGGCGCACAGGCGAAAGAGGAATACGTATATCTACCTCGCTTCGACCTAAACGGCGGAGGCGGCGAGAAAGTTACGCTATCGTACGAGTACAACGTAGATGCGAATTATGTCGTATTACCTGAGGTCTTCGTACTGGCTTCGAAGCAAACTACGGAAGCACTGATCGATAGTGTGAATCACGATTACGTACACGTACTAGCGGGCAGCGAAAGTCCCGAAGACATCGGCGGCGGGTGGAAACGAGTTACAAAAACATTCTCGCTACAAAACGATATTAAGTCGGCAGTACTTCGACTAGATCACAATGGATCGAAAGACGGTAAGACATGTAACTATCGCTATAGACGCGTAATGCTTAATTACGGATCAGTCGCGCTAACGTGGTCGCCACATACCGAAGAGTCTATCGGGATCGGCGCTATTACTGCGGACAATATCCGAGCGGGCGCAATCACTACAAATAAGTTAACAGTCGGAGACTTTACGAACTTAGTACCTAATAGCGCATTCATTAACGGGACAATGGAAGACTGGGACAGAGGTAACGTCGTAGGAAGTGCGAGCGCAGGAGTACCCGCGGGAGCGCCGTCTAGTTATGTACGATCGCAGACTGAGCGAGATACATATGCGGGCGATTGGTTTCCAGTTAAGACAGGCGATCGATTCTACTGCGAATTAACTGCGGCAACATCAAATAGCGGCGTACCAATATCTCTAGGTCTTCACTATGTCGATAAGGATAATAAACCGTACTGGACTGTCTTCACGCCTCGAATCAATCCTACGGGCGGAAAGTGGGTTACACAAGGCGGCGAGATTCATATATCTATCGCAAATGCTACAAAAGCGAAGGTATTCGTACAGGTAGACGGCACGACGGGTTCTACGTTCGGGACGTGGTACATGACAAATGCGAAGATCCATCGTAAAACGGACGCAAACTTATTAGTAGACGGATCGGTAACGGCTTCGAAGATCGTTGCAAATGCAATCACGGCAGATAAGGTCGCAGCAAATGCGATTACTACCGACAAGATTGCGGCGAATGCGATTAACGCAAGTAAGATCGCAGCGAATTCCATCGATGCAAGTAAGATCGCAGCAGGTTCGATCACTACCGAAAAGATCGCAGCAGCAGGAATCACGGCGGATAAGATCACGTCAGGTATTCTAGATGCAAATCGCGTACAGGTCAAAAACCTAAACGCTAGCGTAATTACTGCGGGAACGATGTCGGCTGATCGTATTACGGGCGGAACGATTAACGCTACGAATACGAATATCATTAACCTAAAAGCGCAGAACATCACAGGCGGTACGATCAATGCGGATAACGTAGCGATCAGTAACGGGCGCGTAACGATCAATAAAGACGGCGTAACAGTAGCGGACGCGCATTTCTTAGTTAAAGACGTTCAGACGGGCTTACTAAGTACGACCATAACTTCGACGAATCTATTCTACGACCATTCATTCGAAACGCTAAAGGCGGACGGAAATGCGATCGGCGGTATTTATTACAACGTTCAATGGGCTTACGTAAGTAGTGCTCTTAACGACTCATTCTACAAGTGGGCACGAGTGGGTACGCCAAAAATGGCGAATGCTTATACGCACGACGTTCCCGTAGAGGCGTCACCGTTTGGGCTATCTTCGGGATTATTCAATCAATCGGACTACCTCGCGCAAAGTTTCGGAGCAACTGCGGGCAAGCAATATACGATATCATTCCACGCGGCGAAGCCATACGGCGGACTAGCAGCGGGTGCACCTCGCTTAATGATCGAGCATATGAAAGACGGGAATGTCGTACATTCACAAACGCAAGACTTCGCCGTACCTGCTACGGCGGTAGGTGGGTTCGTACGATACGGCGTCACTGTAACGGCTCATGCAAATATTGCGGGCGGTCGTACTTCTGCGATCCGTGTGCGATTCATGACAACGAACGGTAACTGGTGCGTATTCGACGGCGTACAAGCGGTAACAGGCAATAGAGCCGCACCATATGACGCAGAGGATGCGTTATGGAAGTTCGGGCAAAATCGTACAACTCTAGATAGCATTAACGTACGTAAGGTATACGGATCAGAGGTCGTCGAAGGTAAGGTATTACGATCCGAGAATTTCCAAGTTGTGTATAAAAACGGTCGTGCGGTCGTCGATCATAGTAATGGTAACGTATCGTTTAATGCTGCGAGCGGTAACGTACATCTAGGTAATATGAACACAAACGAGATCATCGCAGATAAGGTTTTAAGAGTACAGAACGGTATGAGTATTCGAGGCGATAACGAAAACGGCGTAGGTATCGAAACTAGTAGGCTATATCGTTCGTGGGGCGGAAACATCGAATTAAATAACGCCTTTCTTAAAACGCCTGCGGTCGTATTCGGCGGCAATATCACAACTACGCAAGACGGTACGTTATGGTATGGCAACGGGTGGCAAGGTCTTGGATTCTATGTCGCAATCGGTGGCGCGTGGCATACGGTAGTGGCGGGATTCGGCGCAGGTTAACCAAATAACAAAAGGATTCGCGTCTATGTACGTAGGGGTAGGCGCGATCTACCTTAAATATAAAATCGGAGGTAATGCAGTATGAAAGCAGATACGTCAAACGGTAGACCATTCTTAGGACGATTAATCGAGATCAACGAAGAGGGATCGATGATTATTCCGAAAGATCTACTAGAGTACGCGGGTATTACGGAAGGATCTCAGGTAGAAGTTATCGGAACTAGCGAGAGTTTAGTTTTTAAAACAACTACGAAGCGTTGCGATATGTGTAGTAGGAACTCGAATACTAAACAAATGGGCATGTTCAAATTATGCGAGCGTTGCTACATGAGCTTAACAGGCAAGACGTGGGACGGAGAAGACGTTACGGCGGATAAGCCTACGCCACAACCCGAAGAAAAGCCCGTAGAGCAGCCGAAAGAGGCATCGAAATCAGAATCGACGACGATCGTAGAGGTGAAGCGTAATGTCTAGTACACAAGTCGCAGTAAACGTTAATCATGATAACATTCGTCAAACGTTAGCGAATCGATTATCGAAAGAGATCGAAGAAAACGCAGTACTATTGGAGCAAGTACAATCGCTAGCAGCCGATAAAATGAATCTAGAGGATCGAGTACGGCAACTAGAGTCGTTGTTACAACCTGCGGAAAGTGGCGAAGTAATCGACGCCCCACAAACACCCGAATTCTAACGAGAGATAGGGCGGCATATGACCGCTCTTTTTCTTTTTGACTAATTTAGCAAGCTGCGAAAGGGGGTGCGTGAGAATGACGATACACGAAAGAGAAATGACGCTAGCCGACGTTATCTTCAAGCAGCAGCAACTAGAAAGAGAGATCGCAAAGCTACGATCAATCACCTATGAGACGCAGCAGGAGACGGAAGAAGCGCATAAAAAGATCGCCGTACTAGAAAGACGTATGGACGAAATAAACGCTCTTCTGATCGAATTAACGAAGTCTAGCGTTAAGCAGGGTGAGAAGATCGATAACTTCGATAAGAAGCAAGATGTATTTATGTCGAATCAGATGCAGCTAGTTAAGTGGTTTGTCGTAATTATCATAGCGATCTTAACGGTACTGGGCGGTCTAGTCGGAATAAAACTCGCACTACCGATCTAAAAACGAGACGAGCCGCGTTTATGTACGTGTAGGGCGGCTCACACTCGTTCTACAAAATCAAATCAGGGGGCGTTTAAATGACAAACGTAGAAGTAGTAATCGATGCAGGACACGGGGCACACGATAGCGGCGCAGTAGGAAACGGATTGCTAGAGAAAGAGCGAGCGTTAAAACTATCGCACATGCTAAATGAAGAGCTACGAGCAAACGGCGTAAGCACGTACATGACTCGTACGACGGACGTATTCGTAACATTATCAGGTCGTGCCGCAGTGGCTAACCAAAAAGGCGCGAAGGTATTTATTTCGAATCACCTAAATAGCGGCGGCGGTACTGGGTACGAGAGTTTCGTATACAATCGTAACGATAGTAGCACGAATCGCCTGCAAGATCTAATCCATGCGGAAGGTATGAAGGTGCTAGCGCCTTTAGGATTCCATGACCGCGGTAAGAAAACGGCAGACCTTGCGGTAGTTCGCGAGACTCATATGCCCGCAGTTCTAACGGAAAACGGATTTATCGACAACGCTACAGACATGTCACATATCCGCAAAGACGAAGTGCTACGCAAGCTAGCGCAAGCATATGCGAAAGCGATCTGTACGTACTTAGGAAAGAGTTATAACGGCAGCGGAAACACTGGCGGATCTACTGGCGGCAGCACACCACCACCAACGACGGGCGGCGGATCGTCTGACGGAATCGGCGTGATTACGATCAGCGGCGAAGGTGTAAATCTACGATCAGGAGCGGGCACAAACTATCCTGTTAAACGTAAGATCGTACCAAATACGTATATCGTATGGGCTATGAAAGATGGATGGGCTTGCGTGGGCGGCGACGAGTGGGTGTATGCAGATCCTTCGTATACTACGTTAAAGTTAAACGATCAGCCTGCGAAACCTGTAACGGGCGTAGCGCACATCTTAGGTACTAACATCAATCTGCGTAAAGCGCCGAGTACAAACGCAGAGATCGTCCGAAAGATGAATAAGGGCGAGCCACCTTATAAGGTTTGGGCGAAGCAAGGCGACTGGCTGAATTTAGGCGGCGATCAGTGGGTTAAATACGATTCGTCGTACATCAGATTCGTACAAGACTAATAGAGAAAGAGGCGATCATATGTTAAAGAAATTCGGCAATAAAGCAGGATTCCGAAAACTAAAACTACGCCTACTTAATCGGGGGACGTTACTAGCATTAGTAGCGTTTCTCGTTAAGCAAGGTTTAGCGTACGGATATATCCCGACGCAGGAAGTCGCAGACAGTATCGTAACGTTAGCGGACTGGGCGACGACTGGACTTATCGCATTAGGTGTAATTAATAATGCGTCTATCGGTACAGGCTTCGGAGATAAGCCGATCGAAAACGTAACATTCTTAGGATCGAATGAGCGTTGGCAGAACGAACGTATTTCGAAACTAGATCGAGATTTAACCCAAAGAGGACTAGGCTAGGCGTTTATGTACGTGTAAGGGTTGTGGCGATCCTTATTGCGTGGCAGTTTGTGGCGAACTGCTGCGCGGCTTATTCTTCATAAAACATCTACCTCCAAAAACTGCGACAACGTTGCGCCCTACTGACGAAGCTCTAGGGCGTTTCGTTCTGTCTTTGAAAGTACTACGAATAGGGTACGTGAAATTATTACGCAACTTGCGTAAAATAATCGTTGACATTTCCGCGATATCACTTTAACATGAAGTTATCAAATACGAATGTAACAAAAAACGACGAAATAAGGTCTTCGATGATTGTCGATATATTAATAGGAACATTCTCGACATTAGTAGTCGGAATTATGGTTTATGAAATTACAAAAGAGAGAAGGAAAAAGAAATGAAAAATCATACAATTGAAATGTTCAGGGGATCATTAAAAGTGGCGGTATGTCTAGGGTTCATGTATTACGCAGTTGTGTTATTCTCAAAAGCAATAGTAGCAACGATGTAGGGCGATCAACGGCGATCGCTCTTTTTTATTGCGAAAAACGCGTCGATTGTATGTCGTAATTGCAGGGTGGTTGCAGGGCACAAGCTACGCAGCATGACAATGTTTCGACGAGATTCCCGACGGTGCAACTTTTTTATTGACAATACGGCGATATCGGTGTATTCTAGTTTTAGGCAAAGAAAAAACCGCCAACGATTGCAGTCGCTAGCGGTAAAGATAAAGCCTAAATATCAAATTAAAATAAACGAAGAGTAATAGCGTACTCTTACAATTCGTAATGCCGTTGGTAGCGGCAGAACGAAACCTACCACGATTATACTACATACATCCCCGTAGGTAAAGAGGCGTTGTTATATAAGGAGAATATTTATTATGACAAACGCAACTACAAACAAACACTACATGAGCGAATACGCTAATCTATCGCAGTTTGATTCTATCGAAGTAATGGACGAGACGATCGCAATTGCTAAAAGTTACCACGCAGAAGAGTTAAGTTATACGCAAATGGAAGTACTAGACTTCATCGCACAACATGCGGTAAAGGTCGTAGGCGTAGCGAAATTACTCGTACAAACTATCGCAGATGCAGTCGGCAAATCACTTCGTACAATTAACTACGCAACTAAGAAATTAGAAGATCTAGGAATCTTACATAAAGTCGAGACTCGCCGCAAGAAATCAGGCGGATTAGGCGCAAATGTTTACGTAGTTTCAAATACTATTGCAGAGTCAGTTGCAGAGTCAGTTGCAGAGCGACCATGTGACGAAATCCCTTGCGAGAGTAAGGACGAGCAGCCGAAAATCGAAAGTGAAACTCTTTCTAAAACCCCAGTTAAAACCCTTATTAAAACATTAAATAATAAAACATTAAAAGACTTCGAAAAGAATAATAATACTAATCTAGTTAAAGATATAGATCTAGTTGAAACGCAGTTATTCGCAGATACACCGCAATGCTTACGAACTGCATACGCAGGATTAGAAAATGATTTAGGTAACAAACTAACAAAAGACATTGTGCTAGCGTTCAAGAAAAGCGGACTATCTCAAAAAACAGAGTGGACACTACAAGAGCTATGCACGCAAGACGACTTATTTGCTACGGAACTAAGTACACGTATTAGAGATTGCGTAATTAAACATCGTAACGGCGATATACATACAACACTAGGCGGCTATATTTATACTACTGCGTTAGAAATGTTTAAGGATCGCTTAACGATGATCGAAGCGCCTACCGTTGATCCTAACGAAGAACTAGATCTATTTAACAACGAATTTGCAAGTATATTAAAAAACGCGAAGATTGAGCGACCTATTTTCGTAATGCCTAACGTTTATGCGGGCGTACATACAGTTTCAAACGACTTTAATAACGACGATCTACCGTATTAACTATAATTCTATACATTTCGCTACACTTTTATCGATAATGTGTAGTTGATTAACGAAAATTATACGAAATACTATCGTTAACTATATTGCGCTACGATATCGGCTGTAGTATAATGTAGTTAACGATAGTTAAATATATTAATTTGGTGGGGGTTATACACATGGCGGTAGATTATATCGGCGTAGAGGCTGCGAATTCGTTCGTAAAAGTTGCATCAGTAAGCGAAGATTTATGTTATTTGAACACATCACGAAGAGTGGAATCGTTCGAAGATACAACGGGGCTAACGGTTTATACATACGAAGGCGTACGATACGTTATCGGTGAAGAAGAGAGCGCAAGCAGCAGCGCAAGAAATGATGATCGCTATTCTAGCGCAGGATATCGTACAGAAACGATCCTAGCAGTAGCGCAGCTAGTTAAGGACGGCGGCGAAGTGGTTATCGGCACGGGACTTCCTAGTGAAGATTATAAAAACGAAGAGAATCACGAAAAGGTAAAACGCAATTTGATCGGGAAACATACGGTTAAAATTAACGATATAGAAAAGACATTTGAAGTAGTTCGCGTTTATACGCCTATGCAGCCGATCGGATCGGTAGTGAATCGCATCTATGATTACAATCTAAAGATCCGTAAAGGTATGGAATGGGAAAAAGATGCGCGTAAATTAGTAATCGATATCGGGTTCGGTACGACTGACGTATGTGAAGCGAAAGGATTACGTACAATACGTTACGACGGCGTACAAGTCGGAATGATGGAAGCAAACCGCATCATTAAAGACGAGCTTACGAAACAAGGCGCTAGAGGTATCGTATCATTCTTGCATATGGATAGCTTATTACGAAGCGCTAAACGTGAATACATTAAAGACGAATTTACTGACAAGGAAGTCTTATCGAAAGTAATAATCGAAACGGGCGGTAAAGAGTACGAAATTAAAGATATTATGGAGCAAGCACTAGAATATACGGCACGTACTGTAATGCAGCGTGTAGATAATTTAGGCTACGTATTAAAAGACTATGATGTAGTATTATTCACGGGCGGCAGCTTACTAGCATTACACGAATACATTAAACCATACTTAACAGGCGTTAACACGAAAGCAGAACAAGGCGCACAAACGGCAAACGCTAAAGGCTACGCAAAATATGCGATGGTTCAAGACGTGAAAGCAGCGGTTTAACGAAGGGGGTTTACAAATGGCTATCAAACAGCATTCTTTCAAGGCGGACTCGTCAAAACCCGACGAAAAGATGATTAATGATTTTCTCGAAGGTAAGCCAACGCAGTACCATATAATAGAAGCAATGAAGATTTATGTTAGAATCGAGAACGCAAAACAGGCGGCAATTGAAAAGATGATTGCAAATATGCAAACGGGATTATTCGCACAACCTAGCGAGCAACCACCGCAAGTAGCGCCGAAAAGCAATGACTCGATAAAGGATTTCGATCTCTAATTTAATATAAAATTAACGAAAGTCGATACCGTAAAGGTGTCGTCTTTTTTATTGACCGAAACATAATACGACAAGCGTTTATGTACGTAAAGGCATCGAATGGAGGCGCTAGGTTATGACGAAAGAACAAATTGACTATGTAATAAGTACGCTGATCGGTTCGGGACTGGGTACGATAATTTTATTTGCGATACTTGTACCGCTTACGAAATGGTTAAATAAACGCGAGTCGAGAAAGAGAGGGTGGACGGAATGATTAAAAACGATTTATTCGGTGGCTACGTCAATGTTACGGGAACGGGCTTCGAGAATGAGATACGCATCGAAGTGAAGACCGATAAAGGATATCAATACATACAGGTAGACGAAAGGGCGTTTTATAAGATGCTCGAAGAAAATTTACACGTAAAGGTCGTGACGCCATGATTAAAGCGTACGCGTATGCATTTCTAGTGACGACAGTCGCAGCGGGGGCGTATTACTATTATAAGAAGTTTAAACACGAACACGCCGTACTAGAGCGCTCTTACAGGAGTATCGAATAGTGTTCGAAATATACATAGATGGTAGTTTCATAACGATAGCGGATTCGGTAGAAGATGCGGATCTAAAAACGGACGCCTACATACAGTACTTTTTACGAGGCGAGAAAGTTAAGCGAATAGAATATCGTTACACGGGCGGGGTCAAGTGATCTCGTCCTTTTTTGCGTTTCCTTGCGTTTATGTACGTAGTCGAGAGTTTAGGAGGCGATAAGATTGCGCAACGATGAAGTACAAAACGGCGAAGTATTCGTCAAATTTTTCGTAGGCGCTCGTAATGGGTTAATGGCAGCAATGGGCGCTGAGTTGTGGCATACGTATTGCGCACTAGCTACGTATATGGATCGTAACGGGCGCTGCTATCCTTCGCAGGATCAACTAGCTCGAAATTTAGGGATTCGTAGGGAAACAGTTAGTCGCCGCATGAAAAGGCTACTAGATTTTCGTTGGAAGGGTGAGCCGATTGTAACAGTCGAACGAGTACGCACAAAGGATAATCAATTTACAAATATCGTATACACGGTAGATCCTTCGAATGCTTTCCGCATATTCACCGAATAGCGATTTCCCGTGTGACGTTCGTGTAACATGGCTAGGCGTCACACTAACAAGACCTAGTATTAAACGATAGCTATATATAAATATATCTGCGTAATAAAAAGATACGCAGTATTAATATAACCGAAACGATAGAAGTAGCTGCGTTTATGTACGCGAAGGGAGCTGATAGCATGGCACGTAAAAAATTACCGCCTGCGAAGAACTGGCAAGAGCGAGATATAAACGATTGGAATGCAGTTACGTTTTTTAACTATTTATGCGACAAGCATCGCGAGGTACGGGGAATCGACTACTTCGCTAGCCGTGGCGTAAAGATCGATAACGCAATGATTAAGCAAATGTACGAAAAACACGGAAAACTAGAAACGAAGTTGTTTATCGAAGAGTGTCTAAAAGAGTATACGCCGTCACCGAAGTATAAAGTCTGCTCGTTTATGTTTATGAGAACGTATATGATCGCTCAGGTGATGCCGAAAGTGCAAGAAGGTATAAAACGTAATGAAGAGATTAAAACGGCGTCAGAGGCTAATCTCGACGATCTGACGTTTTAAGGAGGCGATCATATGAGAATGTTGCAAGTAGAAGCAGAAGTCGCAATCGATAAATTCGAGAGATTACAAGCGAAGTTAATCGAAGAGCGCGATAAGAATAAAAACAGAATGCGGGCTACGGCGGGATTAACGTCTGATCGCTGCCGTGAAAAGTGGCTCGATAATTCTCGCGAACTATCGAAAGTTAGCGACGTACTAGATTCGCTACACGCATTACGGGAGGTTGTCGAGCATGGATAAAGGGATTCTACGAAATGCGCTACATGACGGATTAACGCAAGCTGAGATCCTGCCGCATGTAATTGCGTTACACGGATATAGCGGAAAAGGCGGACGAGTACACGCAGCAAATGTACCGAAGCAGTATCGAAATGAATTAATTACAGATACGAAAGTACGCGAAAGCGAGCCGAAGATCTACGGCGCACTAGATCGATATATTAAAACATTCGTTAGACAGTGGGAAGAGTTCGAAGGAAGCAGCCAAATCATGGGGCTATACCTTTATAGTCCGAATACTGGAAACGGCAAGACAACGACCGCCTGCGCCCTCGTAAACGAATATATTCTGCGACATTATGTAGGATCGTTAAAACGTAATCTGCGTCCATTGCATCAGCCTGCGTATTTCTTTGATGCGAACGAATGGCACACGCTCTATACGCAATTTACAAGACCAAACGTACCGCGTCATATTGCCGAAGAAGCGGCGGCAGAGTTCTACAGAAGGGCAAAGATCGCGAAAGAAGTTCCGTTTCTTGTAATGGATGATATAGGCGTCAGGGAAGACATTACCGAGCCGTTTCGAATGGATCTACACGCATTAATAAATCACCGTAATGTCGAAGAGTTACCAACGGTTTATACAAGCAATGTACCGCTAAAAGAGCTAGCGACATTATATAAAGATCCGAGACTTCCCGATCGTATTCGAGATATGACTAGAGAATTAACGTTCACGGGGACGAGTAAGCGAGGTAAACGAAAATGATTCGATTACAACATTATAAGGTCGTACCGATCTCAGGGCGTCATATGATCGCACATTCTGAGCGCATACAAAAGGATCGTTACTATAGCAATCTACTAGTGATGGGATATACGAGACATTATGTACGTCGATTAATCTGCGCTGATAGACTTTGGTCACAAATCGGACGAGCTAGCGGCGTAGAGTCGCAATACAAGTGTGATCTAGAGCTAAAGAATAGAGCGCGTAAGTTTTTAGGAGGGCGATAATATGTCGAGAACGGGCGAAAAGCTACTAAGTAAGATCATACAAAATAACGATCCGCAGGCGATCATACGCTTTAATCTTCGATCCGATCATTTCAGAACGAAGGAAGAACGCGACGTGCTGCGATTCATAAAAGACTATGCCGAAAAGAATCGTAATCAAGCGCCGCCATTCGATACAGTAGTCGAGGAAGTACTCGATTTTAATTACGAGCCGAATGTCGGAGATACCTACGAATATCTCGTAAACGATCTAAAAGGCACAAACGCAAAATATATGTACCTGCAATTATTACAGGGATCTGCGTCGAAGAAGTTCGGCGAAATGCCCGATAACGAAGGGATCGAATACGGACAATGGCTCGTAGAACAAGTCGGAAACGTACTCGATACGAATTCGATCGGCGGTAAAATCGGTATAGACGCAAAGGTCGATACGGAAGATTTCTTGTACGAGCTGAAACGTAGGCAGCAGGGCGAATCGTTTAAGATATGGCTTTCTAAATTCCACGACATAAACGAAGCGATAGGCGGCTACTTTACGGGAAATATGTATACGTTCTATGGACGATCGGGTCGAGGGAAATCGGCTACTACTCTAGCAGAATGCGTACATATGGGAATGGAAGGCGCTAACGTTTTAATATGGGCGTTGGAAATGTCAAAGTACGAAGTACTAGTCAGAATTTATTCGATCGTAGCTGCTACGAAAAAGCTATTCAAAACGAAGATCAAAGGCGTTGAATATGGCGCAGGATTCAATACAAAAGATTTACTAATGGGAACGATCAGCGACGAGCATATGACGCATTTCGAAACGTTCTTAAAGAATATCAACGATCATATTAAGGGAAATATCGTTATTCGCGGCGTGGATTGCGAAAATTTCACAGACCGTACTTATAAGGCATTAGAGAAAGACATTATAAACAGTAATGCGGACGTTGTGCTCGTCGATCCTTTCTACTATATGCACACACCGAAGAACGAATCAGGCGTTAACGGCGGTAACTTCGCAGCTCTATCGATGAAACTGCGAGCACTAGCAGGACGTACGAAAGTTGTTCTTATGGTAATTACGCAAGCAGAAGAAACGAAAGACGAGAACGACAAAGATAGCGACGAGCGGATCTTACGACCGCCAATGCGTGACGAGATCAAGAAGACGAAGCAGGTTCTCGAAGATGCGACGAACACATTCGGAATCGATACGTTAGACGGCGAAGGTATTATCAAACTAGGTAAGGGAAGAAACGGCGGCGAGGGGGTTTCCGTTAATCTCATATACCTAGCGGGGTATGGTATTATCTCGCAAATGCCTACGGGATCAGTCGCAGCAGAAGCATTAAAAGATGATTGGTAGGAGGGAGCACACATGGCGATCATAGCGGTACACGGTCGAGAAATCGACGTAGATATCGAAAAGGAAATTCAAAAGTATTCGTGGTCGCGCCCTAAGTGGAGGACGGACAGGCTGATCGCTTGTTCTCCTTTCCGCTATGACTCGTCGCCTTCGTTCTATGTTTATTTCGAAGATACTGCGACGGCGTTTGCGGGATCATGGGGCGATAGTGGAGGCGGCGATTTTCAAAAGGGACACTTTACGCAGCTACTCGCATTTTTAGAGAATTGCAGCGAAGAAGAGATCGTCGAGTATTTATTATCAGAATATGCGTCAGACTGGGACGGCGAATCGAAACTAGAGATCGACCTGTCTCGTTTAAAGATGAAAACGAAGGAGCGAGGGCTAGATATGAAACTACTAGATAATTTAGCGATCACAAGCGACTATTTACTAGGTCGCGGGATCTCATACGAGACGCAGAAATATTATAACAATGGTTACGACGAGGCGAATAACGTCGTTACATTTCCGTACGTAACGCCAAACGGTCGTCTAGCTGCGTTGAAAAAACGACGTACAGATTCGAAAATGTTCTTCTATGCAGGCGGAGGCATTCCGATGCGTGAACTTGTTTACGGTATCGATCTTGCATATCGTGACGATCATAAAATCGCAATCGCAACCGAAGCGGAAATCGATGCGGAATATGCATATGAAGTAACAGGAATCTTAGGTATTGCGATGGGTACGTCTTCGATCACTGACGAAAAAGTATCGGTAATCGAACGAAGTCCGATAGAAGAGCTTATCATCGGGTCGGATAACGACGAGGCGGGCGAAAAGTTAAAGACACAAATTCTTAACAAATTCGGTATGATCCGAATGTATACGATCGATATTCCCGAAGGCTGCAAAGATCTAAACGATATGACACCGCAGCAATTAACGGAAGCTATCGAAAACAAAAAAGCCGTAGAAACTTCGCTATTTAACGTAGCATAGTTCGCGGCTTTCTGTTATTCTATATATTGTCACATAAAAAAGAACGCATGTTCTCTATTTTGGATAAATCTCGCGTGTTACTATATTTGTTGTAACAAAAACGCATACACAACAACTTACGGCAACTACTTGCTATGTCTTCGGTATAAAGATACGACCTCGTTAAAAAGTTCGTCTCGCTGCTGATCGTTCAATACTTCACAGTTTGTTACGTCGTAGATCATTCTTAAAATATCCTTACGTCTTGTTAGCGTTTCAAGAACCGAATTCGGTATTTTGCGATAAGCGATCGCTATATCGCATTCGTCCATCTCATATACTCTCGCGATTCCACTAATAGCTGCGGTAGACGGCGCTTTTAAAGCTCGTTCGATTTCACTTAGGAAAACGAAGCCGATCCCGACTTTTTCGCTTGCTTCGACTAGCGTAAGACCTTTCGCCTCTCGTTGGCGTCGAAGCTGCTGCGATATATCGACAAATTCGGGGTGAACTTGTGGTTTCTTTTGCACTCTCTTTTTAGTTGATTTTTCTGCATTTTCTTTCATTAAAAACACCTCTGTAATATAGTGATATCAACGTTAATTTAAGCCGACTATATATATCGGTATATCGTTTACAGTATGGATAGACTTTGCTATAATAGAAAAGTGTGGCAAAAGACTAACCATCTTTTACACAACTTGCGAAAAGAGGTCTAACCAATCTCTATTTTACGTATAGGGCTAACCATCTTATACCTTTATTTTTTTTGCGCAAAAACGAACTAAGGGAGCGTCACCACAACGCACCCCTTAACCAAAAAATACTATAAAAGTAAATATCGTTTGTATCGCTCACCACAAGCGAAACAATGCCTTATTGTACATGTTTTCTACCACAAAAACAAGTAGTACAATTCTGCCAATTTTTGATATGACATATATTGTAATAATGTAGAATATATTACCTATTATCCTCTACAAAACTTATTATATATTAGGATTTTTGAGTTGAAAAGAGAACGACTGTTCGGATTTAACTCTTTCTTTCGCATATTGCTTAATTTTTTTAGGTGAGTACCTGACTATTTTAGTCGGGTTACTCGCCTTTTTTATTTGTCTAAATTTCGCAACTTGCGTAAATGAATGCGTCAACGGCGCGGGTTGGGGCGTACATGCGTTCTTGATTACGCAACTTGCGTAATAGATCTGACGACTCGAAAACCTGACGAAAAAAACTTTCCTAAAAAAATTTTAAAAAAGTTTAACCCGAACGAAAAACAGGCGGCGTTTATGTACGTGTAAGCCCAAAAAACACATTTGAAAGAGGTAATGAACAATGAGACACAAGGATCTTAAATTGAAAACTGATTTTTCGAAAGCAATGCACAAAGAATTGAACGAACTAGCGGCGGCAGCAGGCGAAGAAATGCGCAACGCAAGCGAAAAGGTAACGAGTGACGCGATCTTCCAATCAGAAAACGGCGAATTCGCAAAGTCGCAAGAGCTATTCGCATATTTCCTACAAGACTTCGAAATACTTCGCGAGAAATACTGGCACAAAATGAATAACGAAACGAGTTTCTTGACGGATTGCTTTAACAAGCTGCGTTATGCTACGAGAACTTACGACATCAATAAGGGTAATTTTATGTCAAGAATTGAGCCGATGATTAAGCGAGTTGTAGGCGATCATTGTACACGAAGAGGGGATCGACGCGAATTACTAGAGTCGAGAGACGCCCTACTACATGTAGACGAAGACGAAAGCGCAAGCAACGGACGCGATCCGATTTATACCGACATCGATCCGAATGCAAACGTACAGGAAGAGGCGATCGAAACTGCTCGCGAAACGGAATTAATCGAAAAGTACGGCGACAACGACCGCAATAAAGCAATTATGGAAATTATCATGGATGAAAAACAATACATAAAGCAGGCTGACATTGCTAGACGTCTAGCGGACAAGTTATCTATATCATTCGATAGCGCTCGCGGATCAGTACGAACATTTATTAAAAACATGAAGGAAGGAATTACGACAAATGACTACATCAGCGCTTAAATTTACATATCACGCAATTAAAGAAATGAGAGAAGAGTTACAACAAGACGAAATGATCGCATCTACTGGGCGAATCAACGACGAAAAGGTACGTCATTATATGCGCGAATTCATGAAAGAAGCGACATATCTAGGGGAAATCGCGGATCATAGCGGAAAAACAGATCGATTATTCGCATATCGTCGATATTGCTTCGTATTAGATCTAAATGAAGACGTAGTTATCACGGCTTATCGTCGTAACATCGCGTCGGACGAGCTGCGCGATATTATCAAGCCGATCTTAATGTCGAAGCTAGAGGATATGGAGCGCGAGATCGTAAAGCTGCAAGCCGAATTCGATAGACGCAATCGCGAATATCAACTAGAGCAAAAGATGTACGACTCATTAAAGCGAAATGGCTATTCTACGGGGATTCATCGTCGATTAAGAGGCGAAGCGAAAACGAAACTTATTGCGGCAAAAGTCGAGAAAAGCAAGATCGCAAAAGGGATCGCACTATTCATATGAGTACGGCACATCTAACAGTATTGGAACTAATCGGACTAATGATCGGCATTGTGATTGTATATTGCGTGTCGGCGTTAGTCGGGTATGGATCATCGGTATTAATCGATAAGATCATAAATCGAAATAAAGGGAGACGATAACCATGTCTAAAAAATTAACGTTAAATCTAGATTGGAAACAACAAATCGCATTAACTGGGGCACTATTCGCAGTAATGTCGGAAGAAGACATCGAGATCAAAAACGAAGATCAATACGACTTCGATGCGTGGCAAGAGGCGGGAAGAGACGAGCAATTCGAAAGACTAGGTAACGACATTGACGATAACCAGTCGAATGAAGATATCGGGCGCACACTTAACGATATTTTCGAAACGGTAGCGAAAGCATTCTTAAAATCAGGGGGTAACGAATAATGAGGGCGCAAGAATTCAAATTCACACCACTAGAGCAAAAGGTAATAGCGCTAGGATTGGTCGGCGTATTGGAACGAAATAACATTAAGGATCATGGCGTTAGTGTAGACAAAATGGCGCTAGATCTAGCTATCGAACTATCGATTCAAGCGGGCGAACTCATTTCGTCAGAAGATATTAACGATCATGTAGCTAATGAAATGAAGGCGTTAATTCCACTATTCAGCGAGGGCTATCACAAATAGGCGGCATATAGTCGCTCTCTCCTTTTTCGACTTGAAAAAAGTTATTGACATTTGACCGATCTTGTGATCGGCGGGGCGTTTATGTTCGTGTAAGGGCAATCGCCAAATAATCGATAAAGGGGAAATGTGAATATGTCATACATCGTATCTACAGGAACAGAAGCAATCGAGGCGGCTTTAACGGAGAAGACGGACACGTCGAAAATGTTAACGTCAGTAAAAACAGGTAAGGTATTGCGAGTTCGTGCGTTACCTACGGCGGTAGTTAAATACTTCGCACATTCTGCGTACAAAGTATTCTATACAACGCCATGTACGAAACCTAGCGGAAAACCTGACTTATACGATTTAGCTTGCGACTTATTATACAAAGACGCAAAAGCTGCGGAAGATGCGGGCAAGTCTGAAAAAGAAGTTAAAGATATCAAGGATCGCGCGTACTTATTAAAGGCGAAAGAACGCTATATGATCGGATTCGTTAACTTAGAGGACGGGCAACCGATTATCGTAGATTTCACGGCGAAGCAAGGTAAGGCGATCGTCGGCGATCTTCAAAAGTATGCGAAGAAGTTAGGCAAATATCCATTCGAATTAACGAAGACGGGTTCGTCAACTGACACGCAAGTATCGTTCTCATTAGTGTTAGATCCTGAGGACGACTTAAAAGAATCTGAATTCGCGAAGTTCGAAGAATCTAAAGACTTCGAATTCCCTATGGCGGCATTCGGTGAAGTGCTACAGGTTAACGATCAAGAAAAACAGATCGAAGACTTAAAGGCATTCGGCTTCGATGTATCTCGATTAGGTATCGAAGAAGAGAAGAAAGAAGAAGGCGACAACGATACAGGATTTTAAGAGATAGGGCGCTATATGCGCTCTTTCTTTTTATCTAAATTACGAAAGGATTGATCGTATGAAACTAGATTTACAAATCAATTTAGCAATGTCGGATAATAGCGAGGAAAAGCGAAGCCGATCGAAAGAGGTCAAACAGAAAGTAGCGGACGCAAGCGAATCCGTCGAAGAAGCGCTACAAAGGATCTCGCAAATGTCATTAACGAAAAAAGAAGAACGACAACTACAAGCTGCAATCGAAGCGTTTGCCGAAGGTAAAGCGGGACGTACGAAAAGTGGGAAAATGGCAAAAGGCGAAGCGCTATCGATCGGCGAGAAATACCTACGCAAGAAAGATTCGCAAATCAGAAAGCAACGCATACAAGATGTACTCGACAATCACCCGCATAATTTCCATGTATTAACGAACGACTCACAATTAGAGGCGTTTCTAGTGCGATTGCGTGAAGAAGTGCGCTTACAAATGGATCAGTGGGCGGATCGTTTCGAAATGCTAGGCGTTAAATCGTTAACCGCAAACGATTTCGAGGGAACGGGAATAGATTCGTTTTTAGATCTATCGATCGGCTTTTCGATATGGCTGCCGATACTAAACGAAGGCTACTATCTTGCGTATGGTCATGTTGACATAAACGATCCTGACATTCCGAGAGAGTACGCATATAAAGAGGGCGATCAGCAATTAACGAGATCGAAAGTTCTCGCAACAATATCGCCGTACTTATCAAATAAGGATCACGGGAAATCGTTTCATATGGGAAGCGCCCGATATGATTTACATATTGCTGAGAATGACGGCTATACGATTAACGGCTGCGTATGGGATTCACTGGACGCAATGAAAATCATGACCGAATCACTAGATCGATACGGATTAAAACCGCTGATCCAACGATACGGAAGTCGATTTTTAGGGATTCATAACGAAGTTTATACGTTCGACGATCTCTTCGGTGCGCGATCACCTGCGCCATTTAACACAACTATCGTAGGGATCTACGCGATATACGATGTTTATTACGGTTGGAAGTTGACCGAATGGCAATTCGAAACAATGAAGAAAACCGATAATCTACTAGCTTGTTACGCAAAAATCGATAGTAGGCTGCCGCAAGTCGATACGTACTTAATGCGATCAGGTTTT